CTTTATGTTTGCAAACAAAAAGTTCTTTACCGGAACTGCTATTCCAACATCAGGAACATTTAACAAGGGCGATATTTGCTGGAATTCCAATCCACAAGAAAGTAGTTACATTGGCTGGGTATGTATCATCGAAGGTACGCCAGGTGAATGGCTACCTTTTGGTGCAATTGGACGACAGTAATGATCAAACGAGCAACAGACAAACTATTCAAACTCAACGAAGAAGACCTAGAAAAAATAAACTCACAGCGCAGAACTTGGCTATACGCTAGCTCAATAGTTGTCATCAGTGTTGTATTTTTAATTTTTGGATGGAACTGGCTTGACCATTTTCACAGCAAAGAGTTGTGGTGGTTTATTGTATCACTAATGTTAATAATCTCAGTTAACTGGTGGTACTGGACTATGAGAATGGTATCTAAAATGATTGGGCACCAAAGAATCGAAATGGCTATTGTCCAAGAGCTAGTCAATGATATACGAGAAATTAAACAAGAAGTTAAGAAACTTGGCAACCAAGATCTTGACAAATCTAAATAAGACTGTATAATTAAAGAGTAGTGGACTTGACGCTCATCCCACTTTAAAGACTCTGCGTGTCATCTAAAAGGAAAAATAAGATGACTTGGATTATCGACAAAACTTTTGAATTCTGCTATGGTCACAGAGTTCATACACAAACACTAAACGGCGAATATGCCGCTGACCTAAAATGCGCCTGCCGTCACTTACACGGTCACGAAGGCAAAATGCAAGTATTCCTTACAGCACCAAAACTAGATAACACTGGTATGGTAACTGACTTTAGACACTTAGAATGGCTAAAGAAATGGATTAACGAATACATTGACCATCAGTTTATTATTGACAAAAATGACCCACTATACTCTAAAATTATTGGAGACCGCGGGCTTGTGCCTGTTCTCGTTCCTGGCACTGATTTCGTTGCAGGACATCATTTGGATCTCACAGGGCTTGAACCAAACAGTCCTGAATACGAATACTTTGAAGGATTTATGGTTGTCGACTTTGTTCCTACTTCAGAACACCTTAGTTCGTGGATGGCAGGATTAGTACAAGCTAAAATGAGTAAACTAGGAGTAACTGTCCAGCGCATTGAGTGGTGGGAAACTCCTAAGTCAAGAAGTGTTTTTTACCGTGACGGTGTCTAAGCGTAGAAAACTTTGGAGGATATGGGCAAAAGCCCTAGGAGAGAAAGCAGGTGCTACTAAGCAAGAAGCAGACAATGTAGCACTTGTTCGTACTGCTATTGTTTTATGTTATATCATTACTAACATTTTTATTGTAGCAGGTGTGATAAGGCATTGGTGAATATGAACGACAAACAATGGTTAGAGAGGGTATCAATCGCTTACAAAGCATATCCTCACCCGAATAAAGATATAGAAGCTTTTATACTGTGGATGTATCAACAGTACGGCATTGTCCACACTACGGGTAAATCATAATCATGTTTAATTGGTTTAAAAATAAAAAGCCCTGGGTTAGATTCTACTCATTAGATCAAAATGTTGCTACAATTTACCCAGTTATTGAAAACAGGCTAACAGAACGGGACTGGAACGGCGTTGGTAATCTAGATCGTAATCGTCCAGAACAAGGTCGTCAAACTGTACTAAATTGTCCAGCTATCAAGCAAATTACTACAACAGGATATGTGCTAAGAGCTCCTGCTGATTTTATTATTAAAACAGGGCCTCAACACAATAACTTGAGCTGGGAAACTCCGTTTATGTTTAAACGACACAGCGACAAGTACACTTTTAGTGGCGCTGATTACTATGTTAGCTGGCACAGTGACGCACAGACCGAGCCAATTATTCCAGAAGAAATACCAAATACAGATAGACCGCACTTACATTATGCTGTTAAAGTCGAAACACCGTGGCGTGTTAAAGCTAGCGATGACATTGTGCTGTTACAAGTTCCAGTGGCTTACAACAACGAAGCACGATTTACAGCCGCGATGGGAATTGTAGATCCAAGATACATGCATGCCGTTAGCGTACAATTATTTTGGCATGTACTAGAAGGCGAAACTTTGGTAAAAGCAGGAACACCGCTGGTCCAATATATTCCAATTAGCCGAAAGTTGTTGACTAAAAACTCAATTGATCTTATAATAGATACTGCTACCGATGTTGATAAAGAAATTGAAGAAGCTTATGCGTTTTCAAACCATAGCCGCTTTCCAAAGACTGACAGCGTTGGTAATAAAATTCGTATAATTACAGACTTGTTTAACCATTTTAGAAAAAAATACCCGAAAGCTAAAATATGAAAAAACTAGGCTTTGCTTGTAAATGGATTGACCGTCCTGACCAAGTAGATGGCATTAAGAAAGACGACGATTGTAAACAATACAATACGGGTACTACTACTGTTGCTTGGCTTAAACGCCAAAGTGAACAAGTTGCTGAAGAAAAACTCTGGGACTTGATGAGGCAAAACATCGAAGCTACCCGTAAGCTAGTAGAAAGAGTAGGTGGTCTAGATGAACAACTCCGAATGGTTCGCATTAGCAGTGATATCCTTCCTGTATATACTCAGCCAGATTTTGCTTATTTTTGGCGCCTATCAGATGTCCGTGCTTATATGGAAAAGGAATTCGCAAGGGTTGGCGATTGTGCAAGAAGTCTTAATGTTAGGCTTAGTATGCACCCTGGCCAGTTCACTGTTCTTGCTAGCGAAAACGATGGTATCGTTGGCCGTAGCATAGAAGAATTTGAATATCATGCCGACATGGCTCGCATGATGGGCTATGGTAAGACATTCCAAGACTTTAAAATTAATGTGCATATTAGTGGCAAGCGTGGCCCTGACGGTATCCGGGCCGCTTACAAGAAACTAAGTCCTGAAGCAAGAAACTGTATCACTATTGAAAACGAAGAAAACTCTTGGGGGTTAGATGATTGTCTCAGTCTTGGCGATTTGCTACCTATTGTTCTTGACATCCATCACCATTGGGTTCGAGAGGGGGAGTACCTGGATCCTAGCGATGCCAGGGTTACACGGGTCCTTAACAGCTGGCGCGGTCTTCGTCCTACTATGCACTACTCCTTGTCTAGAGAAGATGTATTAGTTGGACATTGTCCAAATACAATCCCAGACTACAAATCGTTGCTAGCATCCGGTTATAAGAAAGCAAAACTTCGTGCTCATAGCAATTTTTACTGGAATCAGCCTGCTAACTCGTGGGCACTACAGTTCTGGGATAAATTTGATATTATGTGCGAGTCCAAGGCTAAGAACTTAGCAAGTCAAGCACTTTACGAATTTTCACAAAAATAAAAGGACCCGAAGGTCCTTTTTTCAAATAGTATCTGTTATACAGATTCACATTGAGATGATTATGCCTTTGGAGCTTTTGGCTTTCTAGGGCCGCGTGGCTTCTTTGGCGCACCTGCTTTTTTGGCAGGTGTTTTCTTAGCTGGCTTAGATGCCGGCTTTGATTCAACTGGTTTAGCTTCTGGTGCAGGTCGTTGAGCAATAGCAATGTCTGCTAAATCTTGCGTTGCAGGTGCTTCAACCTTATAAGGACATTCTTCTTTAGGAGAAGTTCCAAAGCCAAATAGTTTTTTAATAAAGTTAATCATGAGATATCTCCTTGTGGTTTTATTTATAACTAAATATTTCATGCCTTACAATTTCATTAAAAATCTTAACGAAACTGCTAATTTTAAAAAAATAGAACAAGTTAGCCTTCCTTGCAACAAGGAAGATTTACAACCTGCGTTAAGCACAGATACAATTAATTATCACTACGGTACAAGGCGTATGTTGACAGATTTAACAAGAAAGAAGGCGACTTAGACTTCAACGAAGCAGGTGCTTTTTTACATGGGTTACTGTTTTCACAGTACGAACCAATTAATAACAAAAATAACCCGACTGGCCCTATCGCCGAATTAATTACTAAACACTTTAAAACTTTTGAAAAGTTTAAAGAGCAGTTTGCAAAAGAAGCAATGTCTATACAAGGCAGCGGATGGGTTTATTTGTCAAAGAGCGGAAAGATCAAAACCATCAAGAATCACGAAATTAAACAAGATATTGTACTGTTAATTGACTGGTGGGAACATGCTTGGGCTTTAGACTACCAAGCAGATAAACAAAAATATCTAGAAAACCAGTGGAAGATTATTAACTGGAATGTTATTAGTTCTAGAGTTGGTCTAGAGTCTTAAGACTGCTTACTGGCATATCCCATATTTTTCGGGCTTCAACGCCTTTCTCTTGTGCAAATCTTTTTACATCGCAGTTACCGCACACATGATAAAAGTTGTTGCTCAGACGTTTAGGATCCATGTTTCCCTTATCTCTCCTAAAGACTCCTTGGCAACAGTCGCACCTAAACACTAGTACTGTTTTCCTTCGCAGGTAAGCATGTACTTTTCCAGTCTTACTCTTACGGTAATGACTGTGTTTTTCAAATTCAGTACCTAAGAACATAGTGTATTTACATTAAGGTTATAAAAATTGTTTGATAAATACCATGTCAAAGGACAAGATTCGGAGTTCAATTCAACATGGCAAAGCAAATAATCGACATTGGTATCCAAGGTAATGACGGCACAGGCGACAGTATTCGCGAGTCGTTTCGTAAAGTAAACGAAAACTTTAACGAAATTTATGCAGTATTTGGTGTAGGCGACGGCACTATTAACTTTACTGCCCTAAGTGATACTCCTGATACTTATGAAGCCAACCAGATCATTATGGCTAATACTACTGGTTCTGCGCTATCTGCTAGAGATATCGTTGCTGGTACTGGTATCAATATTACTAAAACTAACCCAACAAGCCTAACAATTAGCTCCACAGTTGCTGGACTAGTAAGCGATCCTAAACCAACATTAGGTGCCGCTTTAAACACAAACGGTCTAGCTATCGGTCCTATTAGTGATCCATCGCAAGAGCTTGCAGATGCATGGGAAGCAATTCACACAGGATTAACTATTGATCCTAACCAGTTTCCAATTAGTAAGGGATTTGCCGACGGTCGTTACTTACCTCTAACACAAGACGGTATTGTAGGTGCGTTAGTTGAGGGAGAAATTCTTCCAGGCCCGTTGTTTACTAGAGACCAGCCAGCAATTCCGCCAGTTAGTGATCTAAAATACGATCCTAATTTAACTGGTAACTATCTATCAACCGAAGTAATGCAAAGAAAGGACACCGTTTATAGAGGCGGTGACAGACTTACTGGTAAACTTTATTTGCACGATCACCCAGCACCTTTAGAAGGTTTTGGAACACCAAACGGTGCAAACGATTTACAAGCCGCATCAAAGTTTTATGTTGACAATAACAGCTTCTCTAGCTCAGTAAACTTATATGTTTCTACTAGCGGTGATGACTTACAAACTAGAACTCCTGTAGGTAAAGAAGGTCGTTTCTGGCAATACGCATATAGATCTATTGGCGCTGCTGCATTAGCCGCAGAGAATTTGATTAGTACTGCCGCACAAGAACCCGGACCATATCGTCAGCGTTTAACTTATACTATTGGACCTGATCAGTTCTATTCAACTATTCAAAGTGTTACACTAGTTGACGGTAACACACAAGTAGCAGGCTTCCAAGATGCTTACGATTTGTTAGAAGCTAACAAAGAGTTTATTCAAGCAGAAACTATTGCTTACATTAACAACAAGTATGTAAACGAATTTACATACGATCGTGCAAAATGCCAGCGAGATGTAGGTTATATCTTAACAGCAGTTGCTAATGACTTACTAACCGGGTCTACATATAACTCTACCATTGCTGGTACTTCTTATCTAAACAGTACAGCAGATAAAGTTTTAGCAACACAGCTAACACAAACTATTGATGCTATTAATTTTGCTCGCGATCAAATCATTAATTTCTCTTATGATGGTACTGCTACTAGCGAATACATCGGCAGGGTTATTGATGCTATTTGTTATGACATGTTATTCCAGTCTAACTATCAAACAATTCAGGCTGGTTTATATTTTTCTTATTCTAATGCAGACCTTAGTGTTGACCAAATTTCTTTAATCTTAAACGACCTCCTAGGCAAGATTTTAACATTAGACGAAGTTATTAACGGAACTCCAGAAGCGCAGGCATCTATTGAAAACAACTTTGCTTTACTGCTAAACATTATCCGTGGTGTAGATATTCCAGCATTAGAGCTACTCTTCCTGCAACATTAGAAGGACAGACATCTGCTAGAACTTTATTACTAAACAATATTCCGTTCATTCAAGCAGAAATTGTTTCTTATCTAAGTGCTGAATATCCAAATCTTGTGTACAGTAGAGAGACATGCAAGCGAGATGTTAAGTACATGGTTTGGAGCATTGTCTACGACTTAATGTATGGCGGTAATAGCCAGAGTGTTTATGCAGGTTCAAGATACTACGACGGTGCAGTTAGAAATATTCCAGATTCAGAACTAGCTGCCACTATTGCAAGTGTTAACTACATTAATACATTAGCACAAAAAATTATTCTTAATGATGCTCCAGATATTGTTTACCAACAAAGTTTTAAACAATACCGCAACGAAACATATATCAACGGTGCTGTGGCAGCAGCCGGTATTGAGCAAAATCTAGGATACATTGCAGACATTATCCAGAACATTGCTAGTGCTCCAACTATCATTAATCCAACTGTTGGTGATGCCGCAGATGCTTTAGAAACTGTAAGAACTGCAATACTAGCAGAAAAGACCAATTACAGAACTGATGCAGTTACCTATGTCAACGAAAACTTCCCAGTTATTAACGATCAAGCCGCACTTGATACTATTACTGAGTTGTTTGCAATCGTTACTAACTTGTTAAACAGAGGTTTAGAATATAGAGTTCCTTCTACTTACACCAATACAATATCTTTATCATTAGGTTACTCACATGCTCGTGATCTTATCATGGGCAACGTCACTTACATGCAAGACGAATTAGTTGAGTATCTTGCAATACAGTTTCCAAGTCTAACATATGGTGTTGCAAAATGCAGACGCGACAT